ATGGCTAATGATTCACAATCACGTAAATGGCAGTTGACTATTAACAATCCTGTTGAAAAGGGTTTTGCGCATGACCGCTTGAAAGAAATTCTAAGCGGTATGAATTCAGTCACATATTACTGTATGGCTGATGAAATTGGTGAAGAGGGAACGTATCACACTCACTTATACATACATGGTAAGGGTGGTATCCGCTTTTCTACTCTTAAAAAGAAATTTGATGGTGCACATTTTGAAATGGCAAAGGGTACCGCTCAACAGAACATGGAATATGTATCTAAAACGGGCAAATGGAAGGACAACAAAAAGTCCGAAACATGTGTACCAGATACATTTGAGGAATGCGGTGAAATGCCTATTGAAAGGCAGGGTTGCCGTAATGATATGGCTGATTTATATGCAATGATTAAAGACGGATTATCTGACTATGAAATACTGGAACAGATGCCGGATAGTATCGCGAATCTGGACAAGCTCGATAGGGTTAGACAGATATTGATACAAGAAACCTATAAGAACGAGTTTAGGAACCTTGAAGTAAGCTATGTGTATGGAAGTACCGGAGCTGGGAAAACGCGTAACATCATGGAAAAATATGGCTATACCAGTGTATTCCGTGTGACTGACTACTCCCATCCGTTTGATAACTATAAGGGGCAGGACGTGGTCATTTTTGAGGAATTCCGTTCCGGATTTAGTATTTCTGACATGCTCAATTATCTGGATGGTTATCCGGTTGAACTGCCTTGCCGGTACAACAACAAATATGCATGTTTTACCAAGGTTTACATAGTCACGAATATACCGATATCAAAGCAGTATCCGGTTATTCAGCGTGAACAACCCGCTACGTGGTTGGCCTTTCTACGCCGTATCAAAAAGGTTATTTGTTACAAAGATGGTGCGGTAGAATATTCAAATATTGTTGTTACAAATGATGGGTTTTCAACGGTCATTGATGATAATCCATTTGATGTATAGCAACTATCCGCGAAAGTTTGTGTTTCACAAATAGTTGACGGACAAGCGCGCTCCGACGTGAAAATTCCATGTCGCGCGCTGTCAACTACCACTTCCTTGACTTGCTTCGCAAGACGTTTTCGTGAAACACCTAGCAGACTTTCGCGAATAGTTGGGTGTCTGTGTCTACTACCATGATACCAGTTATTCGGTTTTGCGTCAATTTCAAGGGAAAATTTTTTGTGGCAGATTTGAGAATATTTGTGATTGAAATTCTTTTCTGGTTGTCTGCATGGAATTGCTTCGTGGCTGATCTGGGATTGGAAAGGTTGTATTTTATGATTCTGCATACTATTGCTACTGCTTCCGATGCTTCGGAAATTATTGTCTCCCTGCCGGATATTGATCATGATATCTTGGGTGAAGATTTTCTGGACAGGGATGATGTTTTTGCGGATTATGACGGTGAAATGACCGTTGAGGAACTGCTCTATTCCATTAACAGTAACGTAACGCAGATTAACGTGACAGTGCTCTTCGCTGTTAACGTTGCCTTTGCGATACTTATTGTATATATCATATTGAGACCACTCTTCTATTTCTTTGATTAGTGGCAGAAAGGAGAAAACTATGGTAGTTGTAACTGAGGCTATGTTATCACCGATTGTAGACGGAATTACAGCAAATGCTGGCGTTCTGCTTCCGGTTGGTCTGACCATCATGGGTATCATGGTAGGAATTGCTTTGATTCCTCGGATTCTTTATAAGTTTCTGTAAAACTGTTCTCCCCTCGGATGATGTTCGGGGGGATTTTTTTGTGAAGGGGTGATAATGTGAAGCGTTTTGTGTCTGTTTTTTTGGCCTTTCTGATATTGCTATCGTCAATGGGTTTTGGTTGCATTGATGCCTTGGCTTTGCCTGCCGTCGATATGCCTGGTGGTAGTTTTGAGGTTGTTCCTGGTGGTTTGGATGATGTTCCTCGTGATATTACTTGGACTGCTGAATTATTATATTCTTTTGAGCTTTTTTTTAATTCTGTTGGTGTGCGGGTAACTCCGAAGGCTGTACCTGCGGTTGCGTTGGCATGGGAAGCGCAGGCAAAAGCTGATAGTCCGGAATTTCATGCCGAATTAGCCAAATTATCTCAAATGGATGGGCTTGAACGTCTTGATTCTATGTTTGGTCATACGTGGGCTAGCTCTATTCGTGATTTTTTTACTTCTGATGCTTGTGTGGGTTATGGTACTGCTAATTTTAGGTTTGGTTCTGGCTTGACTGCTTTTGTGCGGGAATGTATGGGGGTTGCGTCAGATTTTATTTATACTCCTTACTTTCCTGAATTTGCATCGCCTGATAATTATCATCATGCCAGTTATGATAGTTATCATTATGATTTTTCTATATGGTTTGATTTTTTAGCCAGTAATCCGGCAAATATTAATTCTTTCGTAGAATATCATGATGTATATATTCCAAATGGCTATAGTATTGTTTGTTTTTATGTGTTGGGACCGTATAATCTTTTGTATTATGTTTTATTGGATGTAGATGGTAATTTGACTTATCATGTTTCTGCAAAAACATATATGGGCAGGTATTATGAGCGCATTAATGGTACTGCTTCTTGGGAATCTCGTAATTTTGGTGAAAATTTTACTTATCGTTTTTATGTTGATGCAGATTTATTTTGGCAACATTTTCCCTATCCTGTTTTTAATAGTCAATTATCGGCACGGGATTGGATTGAAACGGGGCTTACTTACGGTGCATTACATTTGCCTGCTGGCATAGAAGAGGTTGACATTTATAGCAGTCCGATTTCCGAACTTCAAGTAAAAGCCCTTGTGGATGTTCCTGCAATTTCCGATATTTTCACCATTCCAACAACAGCGGAAGAACGTGAAACGGTTCTTGCTGGTGTAAGGGAAGCGGACACAACAGAAATACTTGTTAAGGCTCTGGCTGATGTTGGTGTATTAGTGGGTGATTCTGTTGATAACCCGCCTGTTGTTGATGTTGAACCGTCACTTGCTGGTATCTCAAAGGTTCTTTCGAGTATATTATCAGCTATTGTTTCCATACCGGATAGAATAATTACTGGGCTAAAGGAATTATTAATTTCTCTTTTGGTTCCCTCTCCGGATTATTTTAGAAATAAGATTGATTCATTGTTGTCGCTGTTAAAAAGCGTTTTACCATATGCTGATTACATTAAAATGCTTGAAACGATTGGAAACTTTTCTGGTGGCGAATTAAAGGACATAACGGTCACGATAATGGGTGCTACTGCTACTGTTGTTTCGTTTGGCTCTTTCCGTGAAATACTACCTACTGTGCGGTCTTGGGCGCGGGGTGTTTTCTTTGTTTTTATGGTCATTTACTATATTAATCAGATTTATAAGTTAATTAGGAATACAAGATTGTATGAGGGCATGCTCCCGCCGTCTGGAAAGGGGTAATTATGATTGTTGAGGCTGTTTGTAATATGTTTTTTGGATTGGTGGAATTTCTTGTTGCCATGTTTTCTGCTCCGCTCAATATTCCGGCATGGATTGGTGACGCTTCGGTTGTTATAGGCTATGGGCTTTTGATTTTTCCGCTTGATATATGGGCTTTTTGTATTGGTTCGTTCGCTCTTTGGACTGGAATACATTTTGCGTGGGCTATCATTGAGTGGATTTATAAAAAAATTCCAGGGGTTAATTAAGGGGGTATTATTATGACTTTTACTGATTTGATAAAGTTTTTCTGGGGATTTATTTTATTGTGCTTTCTTTGTTTTAAGTCTCCTTCTATTGTTTCTTTTTTTGGTCACTTTGCTGTTTTTTTGTATTGGAAAATTGTTGATTTAAAACTGGCCTTGCATCGAAAAAAGCGGGGCATTGTAATATTCCGGCCGTTTGGTGTAAAGATGTTTTGTGGCCGGCAGGGTGAAGGAAAGACAATCGGCATGACTTGGTATCTTGAAAAGCTACGTGAGAAATATCCCAAGGCGCATATATACACTAATTTTGATTTTAAGGGCCAGACGGGTGCTTTGAATAATCTTAAGGACCTGCTATTGTATCGTAATGAGCAGGATGGTGTTGTTTTTGCAATTGATGAAATTCAGAATGAGTTCTCTTCTGCTGTTTCCAAGGATTTTCCGGAAACATTACTTAGTGAAATTACGATGCAACGGAAACAGCGTATTACTATTCTGTGTTCGTCGCAGGTGTTTATGAGGGTTGCAAAACCTTTAAGGGAACAATGTTATGAAGTGATTGAATGCCGTACTTTTTTCGGACGCTGGACACGGCTGAAATGTTATGATGCTGATGATTATAATATGCTTTTAGATGCTAAAGATTATGACCGTAAGATTAAAATCCGCAAAAAATGGAAACGTTCATTTATACAATCGGATTCATTGCGGGATTCTTTTGATACATATGAGAAAGTTCAACGTCTTTCGCGTCAAGGCTTTGCTTCAAAACTTCCGTCTGCTTGATGATATCTCACATGTTCGCCTTGCGCCAGCAAGTCGTACATGTGAGATATCATTTCTATAAGTGTAAATGAGTTTGTTTGTGCTATGCGCCCCTTGGGGCGCATTACTTGACTATAGCAACACTTAAGTGGCATTTTTATGATTTGGCTTAAAAAGGGGATAAAGATGTATGATGTTAAGATTATTACTTATCCCGACTTAAGTAAACAGGTTAGGGTATATCACATGCCTGTGTTCGAAAAAGGGGATAAGGAAAAAAAGGAAAAAGAACTAAAGATACCGGAATGTGATCCGTGGAATTATGAACCGGTTAAGGAAGTACATGAGTTTAGCGACTTGGAACGGTCTATAGAAGTCAGCCGGAAAAGAACGGTTGATAAGGTTCATTCCTATGTGCGTTCAAATACGTGGGAATATTTTGTTACATTTACTTTTTCAAAAGACAAGGTAGACAGATTTGATTATGATGAATGTTCTAAAAAATTATCCAAGTGGCTCAAAAATATGAAACTCCGCTACTGCCCTAACATGTGTTACCTCATTATACCGGAACGTCATAAAGATGGTGCTTATCACTTCCATGGCCTGTTTTCAAA